TTTGCGTATTCCCTTAAAAACCATCCAATCTGTTTTCTAGTTGTTGCGGAATATGTACCGCTACATTCTATCAGCCTTTTTGCTCCTTCATAGACTATGCGGATAACCGCTGTCGTATATGATACAAATATAATTTCATTGTCATTGATTACTACATGGCACTGACTTGATTTATGATCTCTTAAATTGCGTTTCATAATTTTATCCTCCTTGTATACAATCGTTAGTTTATTTGAGTTTTGCCGATTAGATAAAATCGACAATTACATTGTTGACAACTTCATACATGATAGATTCCTGATTAAGTGCCATCTTTATGTCGTAAGCTATACCGATATAGTCAATATCGCTGTCGCTTTCATCTACTATCTCAATACGGATTGATGATTCCTTGACTATGTTGTTAGTGCTATCCATCTTGTAAACGCCTTTACATTCATTCATTGTGAAGGCATATACTCCATGCTGATTTATCATAATGTCAGATATAATTTCTATAGCCATATTGTTTGAGATAATCTGAATCTCACAATCTTTATCATTCAACCCTACAGTGTAAATATGCTTAGTCATGTTGTGCCTCCTAAATGCTTAATCGGTTTTAGTTTTGTTGTGCTTACTATAGCACCGTTAGATTAGCTTGTCAACACTTTTTTTGAATTTTTTTAAAAATGTTTTCGGCTTGTTTTCGGTGCTTCGTTCGGTGTGTCTAGACTATAGCATCAACAAAATACGTTGTCAATACTTTTTTTGAAATAATTTAAAATTGTTTTCAAACGACAGAAAACACTTTTATTTGCTATAATAGTAGATAACTAAGCGCAGCAACGACCGGAAACTGCGATCAATCGTTGAAATTTCAAGGCTTTCAGCGGATTTTAAATGTGATCTTTTATTCTGCACAAAAACAGGATAAAAACAATATAGAATAGTTATATTGTTGTTGCTCATGTTGTGCGATTGACTTTGTTTTATTTCATGGTAAAATTGCAGTAATGCAGCGATTGTATTAAAATTAAAACAAGATGAATTGTGACGATCAGATTGATTGTATTAAAATAAGTACAAGCTGAATGATTGAATAACATTAAGTAATAATTGATATTTGTATAATTGAATTAAGTTTAGCTTAACATAAATATTGTTTTGGAACACTAAAAATATTTTATGTATACAGATTTTATTTGTGTACAATTTGATTATTTATGTACAATCAATGAAACTGTATATATTGAATTGGTGAAAAATGAGAATTTTAAAGAGTACAATTTTATGTGATTGAAATAAATTGTATATAATTTATTTCGGTAAAAACTGATAACACCGAAAATATTTTTTTATACTAAAAATTGTTTTGATAATAAAACAGGAATTTTATCATTGTACTAAAATTAGTACAAAACCAGGTTTTTAAGTCTGTATTTTGTGCAATTACGGAATTATTTGAAATTTCAACGGTTTTAACACTAAATAGGGGATATATTTACACTTCAAAACTGCCGGAAACCAGGCAGATCAGCCCAATGTACTCCTCTTCCCTCTCACCCATTTTCCTCACCCAAAAACTTCACCTCAAAACTTCAATCCTCAAACTTACCTACTTCTCGAAATTTCTGAAAACACTTTAACTTAGAGAACTTTCGATTTTTCAGGAATCGAAGAAAGCACTGTAACTTACGAAGAAATCTTCGGACGCAACTTTATACGCATTTTTCAGCAATTTCGCAATAAATAAATCCTCAAACTTACAAGGTTGCAAACTAGATTTTAGCACTGTAACTTACAAGGTTTTCGTACCTAATTTTGTTAACCCCTCAAAGTTGCGAACTTTAATACATGTCAATTCATTAAAAAATCGTTGCAAACAAGATTTTGGAATTACTCAAAAAAATTAGATTTTGCTGCCAAAAGATTTAAAAATGCCAAAATTTTTACGAATTAATTTTTCAGAAGATCAACAAGTGAGTTCAACTATACTATATAAGACAGTAAGACTATAAAGAGTGTAATACATACATTTTTGTCTTATATAGTATAGTTAATAAAAATAAGACAAAAATATATTAGTGTCTTAAATATAAGACTAACATATATTTATGTCTTATATTTAATACTATAATATATATAATATATATAATATAAGACTGTCTTTTATTCTTTATAGTCTTAATATAATAAATAGAATTTTATTATCAGTCTTAAATATAAGACAGTAAATATAAGACTATAACTAAATAATAGACATATCATCTTAAATATAAGACAGTATATCAAATTCATGTACTCAACTACCTGTCCATTCCCTCTGTGGTTTGGACGATCATTCTCCGCTATCGCTAAAATAAACTAAGTATTGCATTATTTGTTATTTTGTTTTATAATACTGTCGGAGGTAAATATGGTAGGCAAGAGTTTACGACTAATTTACAAAATCAATACAAAGCAGCTAAAGAAAGCAAATTGGAACTTAACGTTGGAATTTAAAACAGCTATAAAGGATTACCCTGATACTATTGTTTCGATCAGTGACAGTCAGCTAATCAGATTTATAGACGAGTTTAATAACAGCGGTGATATTTACAGTAAGATAAATCACATCAAGTACCAAATTAAACGAGAGAAGCGCAAGCCGAGATCATCGGAATCCAAATTCAAAATCAATGAGTTATATAGGAATCTTTATGAAAAGCAATTTCTGAAAGATTATGTTTGTGTGGTGATGAATAGTTCTAAGGACTATGATCGGGCGAATAAAGGTTTCTCAATCAACGGAATCAGATATAAAAGGCTTCTTGGAACTAATGGCGGTATAAAAAATTCAACAATCGTTTATGTTAATGAGCAGCTATATCCTGAACTCAAACGCAGAATAGACAACGGCAGAAACAAAGATGTACCTCTTGTTCCGGCAAAACTTGAAGCATATCAGGCTCTTGTCTGCTCCGGCTCAACACCAGTACAAGAACCGCGTATCATTGTTGTTAAAGACTGCATCACACATTTCAAAGAAGATGTTATTATGCTTGATGATGAGCAATCGGACGAACCTATTATGACGGAAATCAAAGGTTTTGAGTTTGAAAGCGATGATTCTGATGGTTATGGTTTAATGTCTCCTGAGTATGCGACATTAGTTAATCAGCAGCTTAACGGTATCAACTCTCCTATTTCCGGTATGAACACAAGATATGCCTGGAATAAAGGGATGTTGTTTACATTCCCTTTTGTTGAGTTTGCGGAAAAAGTCGCTAATACATATTACATCAAAGATGTGTGGGGTGATATTCGTGATGTGCGAGAAGCTGATGTTATTCTCACGGAATCCATGCTGAAACTTTGGAACTGTTATGACTCATGGGAAGATTATAAGCAAAACTGTGACGAGAACCATTATGAGTTTTCAGTTACCAAACTCTGCCCGGACGAACTTGAAAATGTTAGGAACACTAATTATCAATTCTTGCAGAGTTATAAATTTACGGATAGCGAAATACAAGAACTATGTCAACCTTCGATAGACGAAATCAAAGGTGTACTTGGCATGGACTACAGAAAAAGCCTTGTCTTTCTTTGTGGTTTCGGCTTAACGGAAGATAATATCAAGCGGAGCAACCTTGACGCTGCAACTAAAGCGTTGATGGTTGAACCAAAGCTTATCAATGATCCGTTTATCAGACGTAAGATTTGGAACATGATTGTTAAGCGCATAGACATGTGTAAGCGTGGAGCAATCAAAGTAAACGCTAACTTTGGAATAATATCTGGCGATCCTTATGCTCTTTGTCAGAGCATCTTTGGTTTAGAGATAACAGGACTGCTTAAAGCCGGAGAAGTATATCATAAGTATTGGTTAGACCGTGGCGCAGACGGGATAGCTTGTTTTCGTGCGCCTATGACTTGTCATAACAACATAGTCAAATTAAAAGTATCGAGAGATGATAAAGCACAGTATTGGTTTAGATACATAAAAACCGCTGTGATACTCAATGCATGGGATTCTACAAGAGTAAAAACTAACGGTGCGGATTGTGATGGCGATCTGTTTTTCACTACAAATGATCCCGTTATATTGAAGAATACTCTAAACTCACCAGCTATAGTTTGTGTCCAGAGAAAAGCTGACAAGAAAATTGTAACGGAAGAGGATATTATTGCAGCAAATAAGATTGGATTCACAGATGAGATTGGTATTGTAACGAACCATATTACAAGCATGTTTGAGGTTCAGGTTGGTTTTCCTGTCGAATCTGAGGAATACAAAACACTCTCCTATCGCATCATGTGTGGACAGCTTTTTCAGCAAAATGTTATCGACTCCATCAAAGGTATTATTGCAAAGTCTATGCCAGAAGTATGGTATAGCATAAGGGATAATCTGATAAAAGACGAGGACAGCGAAGAAGTAAAGAAGAAAAAGATATTCAATCAACGAATTGCCGCATATCGCAAACCTTATTTTATGACTTATGTTTACCCAAGTCTTAGATCAAGAAACAATAACTACAATAAAAATATCAGTAATGGGGTTATGCTCCGTTTTGGTTCGTATGGAATAAACACTATCAGCGATTTGATAAATTATGAACCTAAGACTGAGGAAATGTATAGCTGTCTAAAGAATTACGATGATTTGATTGGCAACAATCCATGTACAGTCAATAAGATTTGTTGGCTGTTTGAGGAAACTTTTGACGGTTACTTATCTAAGAGATATGAGCAGCCGGAGTTCGATTATTCAATTTTGAAGAGTGATGTTGAATACAGTCAACAGAGTTTCAATGAGATCAAGAAGATATACAAGAGTTATAAAGCTAAGATGGACGATCTTAATAAAAAGATGAATATTGAGAAGACTGATTCATTTGACGCAACTCAGCGCAAATCTGTTCTAATAAATGATTTCAAGAGACAATGTGAATTGGTATGCACGAATGAGAAAGAATTATGCAATATCCTGATTGATATTTGTTATAGCAGCGAATCACAAAAACATTTCTTGTGGGATATTGCCGGACAGACCGTTGTTGAGAATTTATTAGAAAAGCATAATAACCACATGTCCTTCCCTACTCTTGTTAGCAACAATGGAGAATTTGAGTATTGTGGTTCACAGTTCGTGATGAAGGATATATGTGTTGATGAAATAGATGCAGAGGATTTTGATATATGATTATACTGAATGAGAAAGAATATGCGGAGAAATGTTTAGAGACAAAAGAGATAGATAAGAAAAAGCCATATCGCACATTATTCATAATTGCCAAGTATTATTATCATGAGTGCGGTTTCAGAAAGCGCAAGATTGAGAAGTTGCTTATGAGTTTTTTACAGGAATCATATCCGACTTATGAATACTCAAAAGCGATATGGGAAGAGAATATTGAGAAGATTGCCAAAAGTGCTGGTAAGCACAAGCTACATGAAATCAACGGAGTATGGATCACATCACAGGAACTTGAAACGATAAGCCATATCAACAATGCTGTCTTAGAGAGACTAGCATTTACAATGCTATGTCTTGCTAAACTTGGCAACTTGCGTAATTCAAAGAATAACAGTTGGGTCAATAATGACGCAAAGGAAATATTTACACTTGCGAGAATATCTTGCAATGTTTCTGAGAGATATGCGAACTTAGGCATACTTGGTCAACTGTCATTGTTGGAGTTCCCAAAGCGTATAGATAACCTGAGTTGCAGAGTTACATATGTTGATCCGAGTGGCGATGATGTTTTGTTTATTTCTGATTTCAGAGAACTTGGATATGAATACCTCAACTACCTTGGCGGTAATTTCTCTCGTTGCGCTGAATGCGGAAAGTTGTTCAGAAACAACAAAAGAAGAGATAAAAAATATTGTTCCAATTGTATTAGCTATACACCGCAAGTGGTTAAGCGTATCACATGTGTTGACTGTGGCAAGGTGTTTGAAGTAGACGCAAGAGTATCGAATAAGTGCAGATGCGATGAATGTCAACAAATCAAAAACAAAGAAGATACACGTTTAAGAGTTCAAAAGTATCGAAATAATGCAAAAATGTAACGATGCGTTTTTTGAGCAACCTATATAAAACAGTTAAGAAAACCCTCTAACTTTGAGGGTTATTTCAATAATAAAATAAATTGTTAATTCAGTATTATGGAGGGAATATAAAGAAAATTCCCTTATCCTCATTTTTTTCTTTGTCTTTCTCTTTTCTTTGTGAAGCTGGCGTGGTTCTCATGTCAGCTCTATGGTTTGTTAGCTCAGTTGGTAGAGCATCCGGCTGTTAACCGGAGTGTCGTAGGTTCAAGTCCTACACTTACCGCCAAATGCCGAGTTAGATATATTACGGCTATAGTAGCACATCCTTCTAAAAAGATATACAAAATTATTGGATTTCTGCGTTCCATTCAATCACAATTTAATCACATTACTATCACATATACAACACAATAAAGCCGTTATGGTGATTATGGTCGCAGAAATTATAACAAGATTTGTGCTATTAGTTTCCGTATTTATTGATTGGTAAATAAAAAGCAAAGGAAGAAATAATGCAAAGAATCACAAAAGAAGAAATAGAAAAATTATATGCAAATAAATATATCTTTAATACTAAACATGGTGTAGTTAATAATCAAGGTAAGAGTGTTGGATTCTATAGAACAAGTCATAATTGGTACATCGAAGATAGATATGTTCATATTGCTAAAGAATTATAACCAAAACAAATAATAAGACTCTAATACAAGAACTATTGGGAGGAATAATGTCAAAGAAACATCATGGTAATTACATTTCCTTCGTTGGAGAATCATCAAACGATGTGACTGGTTCTCAGTATTATATTCAGTTCAACAACTCTAAGATTTTAATCGAGTGTGGTTTGTATCAATCGTCTAAAAACAGTTATCTCGATTCTTATAAAATTAATTCCCATAAATTTGAATTTAAGCCTAAAGAGTTGGATTATGTATTTGCGCCACACGCACATATTGACCATATCGGACTTTTACCACGTTTAGTTAAAGAGGGTTTTCATGGAAAGATAATTACAACTACAGAAACAGCTAAGATTATAAAACCTTTACTAATGAACTCGTGCTTCATTATCCAGGAAGAAGCTAAAATTCTTTCTAAAAAGTTTCATAGAAACTATCAGCCGATATATAGTTTTGATGATGTAAAGAGAACATTAGATATAATAACTCCATATGATTTATATGACACGGTTTATTATCTTAGTGACGATGTAAGTTTTCAATGGCTACACAACTCGCATTGTATCGGTGCTGCTCAATTACAGTTAATTCTTGGTCAGAATGGTGACACAAGAAGAATATTATACACATCAGATATTGGAGCTTTACATACGGAAAATCATTATGTTATTGATACAGAGATTCCGACTTCATATAACGATGTTGTAATCATGGAAAGCACCTATGGATCAAATAAGCAAAAGAATTACAAATTGCGACAATTTGATATTGAGCATTTTAAAACAGCAGTTGATACGGTATTAGAACGTGGTGGGTCTGTAATCCTGCCATGTTTTAGTTTTAGCCGGACTCAGGAATTATTGACTACCCTTTTCGAGTTATATGGTCAGGATAAAAAATTTAAAGCAGATGTAGTTGTTGACTCTAAGTTAAGCTGTGAAATTTGTGAGTTGTATTACGACTTATTAAAAGGTGATGATTTAAGGTATTGGAACAGCATATGTAATTGGAAAAATGTACAGTTTATTTCTGAGAAAGAAGATTCTAAGAAATGCTTATCAGATTCTAAACCTAAAATAATAATATCTTCATCTGGATTTTGCACTAATGGCAGAATCATAAATTACTTAAAGAAGTATCTTAGAGATGAAAACAGTATGATAATATTTTCAGGTTATGTCGGTGATAATCCGTCTTACCTTTCATATAGAATTAAAAAATATAAAAAACATAGAACAATTAGCATATTCAAAGAGGATATTCCAAATAAAGCAGACTGTATTAGTTTAACTACTTTTAGTAGTCATGCAAATTATAGAGATTTGGTGACATTTGGTAGTTCGCTTAATACGAATAAACTGATTCTAGTACATGGCTCGCAAGAAAGTAAAAAGTGTCTTGCCGAAGGATTGCGAGAAGCAATATCCAATAAAAATAAAACATTCCGTGTAATCAATTCATTTAAGGGAATGACTATTCATTTATAGGAGGATATATGGATCACAAATATGTATATTATTACGAAGATAGATTCTCGCAAGAAGAGGTTGACGAACGTAAACTATATCTGAATACGGCAGTTGATAATTCAGCGATAGATTCTATTGTCTATCATATAATGAGATATAACAGACTTGATAAGGGTATTCCAAAAGAAGAAAGAAAACCTATTACTCTATATATCAATTCGCCAGGTGGTTTTGTATCAGATGCTTATGGCGTTATTGATGCAATCATAACTTCAACAACTCCTGTTTACACTGTCAATCAGGCTTTATGTGCAAGTATGGCTTTCCTAATCTTTATTGTTGGTGACAAAAGATTCTCTATGCCACATGCTGAATTTCTCATGCACGATGGTTCAAGCGGATTCGGTTTTGAAAGTTTAGCTAAACTCAAAGATCGTATTGAATTTGAAACTATTCAATTAGAGAAAATCACAAAAGATTTAGTATTAGAACATACCAAGATAGACAGTGAATTATACGATCAGAAATATCGTATAGAATGGTATATGCTCCCAAACGAAGCTAAAGAGCATGGTATTGTTGACTTCATCATTAGTAAAGATTGCTCTTTGGATGAGTTCATATAAAATAATAAACAGAGGATAGAACAGACAGCTATCGCCCAACTTGCAGTTGTAGGAGATGTGGGATTGCCAACCCACCTGTTTTCAATATAGATAAGATTAAGAGAGAGACAAGAAACCGTAAATTTGATTTTGCGGTCTTTTTAATGTGAGGTAAAGATGAATTTACATAGAGAAACAAACGAGAACGAATATCAATTTCTGTGGCGATTAGGTCAGGCAAAAGACAGCGGAGAACTTGATTTAGATTGGTCAGATATTGCAAATATTATGAACGCTGAATGTAGAGAAAGTGAAACTGATTATAGAGCGGAGGCTGCATATCGCAAAATATATCAAGCTGCTAAGAAGTTCTTTGAATCAGGAGTATTTAATAAATATGATGATGGATCATATATTGACGAACTATATGAAGCTGCTCAAACTGTCAGAAAAGAAAAGCAGAAATTGTTTGATGAAAGAACAGCTATTAGAAAAATTGCAAGGGAATCTGCAAGAAATGAAAACGATTTAATCAATCTTGAAAATATGATTAAAGCTAATGGTAAAACTGTATTCCCTACTATTTCATATAACAAAACAATATCAGATAAAGATTTGATTGTATGTTTATCTGATTTCCATTTCGGTCTGGATGTTTCTAATAATTTTGGCGAATACAATGCGGAAGTCGCGGAACAGCGACTTCTTTTATATTTAGAGAAAATTTTGGAAATCAAAGAAATATACAAGGCTGAGAATGCTTACGTTTTACTCTTAGGAGATATTTTAAGTGGTCAAATTCATTTGACTGTTCAATTACAGAATCGTGAAAACGTAACAATGCAAGTGCAGAAAAGCGCAGAGTTATTATCAGCTTTTGTTTATGAATTAAGCAAACATTTTAATAGCGTGGTTATAGATAGTGTTCCAGGCAACCATTCAAGAACATCATTTAAAGATCAGGTGTTACGAGACAATAGACTCGATGATTTAATTCCTTGGTACATGAAAGCTAAATTATCACACTTGGATAATGTTAACTTCATAACTGAACAGAATTATGATGCGACTATTGGTTGTGTTGAAATCAGAGGAAAGAAATATTTAACGGTGCATGGCGATTTTGATTCATTCAATGAAAGCGGTTTGTCAAAACTTTTATTGTTACTTGATTTGAAACCGAGTGATGTTGAATCCATATTCTTTGGACATTTACATAGATGTGCTTACGAAGATATATCGAGTGTAAAGATTATTCGTAGCGGTAGTTTCTGTGGGTCGGCTGATGATTTTTCGGTTTCTAAAAGACTGAGCGGTAAGCCATCTCAGATGGTTTGTGTAGTAGGTTCTAAGGGAATCGAAGCCATGTGTCCGATTAGTTTGACATAGAAACGGAGAGAAGAAGAATGACAAAGAATGATATTATAAAAAATCTGTCTGCAAGGACTGGTCTTGACAGTAAGAAATGCGAAAGAGTTTTAGACGCTTTAGCAGATGAAATCAAAGCCAGTTTAGTTAAAGGAGATAAAGTGACTTTGAAAAACTTTATGACATTTGAAATTACACAAAGATCTGAACGGCAAGGTAGAAATCCGCAAACCGGAGAAACAGTATTCTACCCTTCCGTTAAATCTGTCAAGTGTAAAGTGTGTCAGGCTTTCAAAGACGCAATAAACGGAAAGTGAGAAAGTAGAAATATGAGATTTTCAGATTTAGCAGAAGATATTCATACATTGGCTATTAAATATAATCAAGAAGTAACGGCGGTTTTATTTTATGAAGAAGCTCGCAGATTGTTTCATAGGTTGTCAATGTATGAAGATTTAAGCATAGTTGGTTTTGAGCTAAATGAGCCAAGGCATAGTTTTTATGAACATGAATATTACATAGAGATAAATCCTTATGGCGATTTAGCAGTTGAACCAGCAAAGATAAACGGTGTTTATGTTGATCCTGAATGTGACATTATGTTTATAGATGGTAACGCTTCATGTGCTTTATTGCAATTTGCACCGATTGGTTGCGCTATTGAACTAAACATTGAAAATAATGAAAATGAGTATGTTTGCGATTGTGACGATTGCGATGATTCATTTAATACATTTGATGTTTCGATTGTAATAAAAGAAGCAGACAAAGACGAATTTATTTCAGATTACGAATACTATGATGAATTGTTTGACGCTATTTCATTAGCATTATGCTTATCCGATTATACTGTTGATGATAATGGCAAAGTCACTAAAGTTAAATTAGATGCAACACCTATCTTTGATTGTTTCAGATAAACCAAATAAATAGTTGATACCAAAATAAATAGTTGAAAGAGGTAGATTATGGCAAATAAAGGAAATTCGTCAGAACAACATTGTTGCAAATGCCATAAATCTTTTAACAGAACAAGTTTTTATAAAACTTATAGTACATTATATACCAATAATGGATATATGCCTGTTTGCAAAAGTTGTCTGCAAAAAATATATAAAGAACTCTTAGAGTTATACGACAATGACTCTAAGAAGGCTATGAAAAGACTATGTATGTCTTTTGATATTTATTATGATGATCGTTTATTTAAAGCAGCAGATTCACTCGATAGAGAGGTTACAATCGGCAATTACATTAAAAGCCTTAACATGGTGCAAAACAAGGATAAAACCATGACTGATTCTTTAGAAGAAGGTTTTACCCTTGGTGAATATGAGAAGTCATATAAATCAAAGAAAAAGAATAATGAATTTGATGATTATGATGATTTAGGAGATTCTGATGAAGTTAGACCAATCGACATTAAGCGTTGGGGTGATGGGTATAAAGCCAGTGATTATAAATTATTAAACGATCATTACAAATACTTAACCGAAGCTAACCCAAATTATAGCAGTAACCAAGAAATTTTTATTAAAGACTTATGCTATAACAATATGCTAAAACAAAATGCTCTTGTTGAGCGCGATATTGATAGTTTCAAAAAATTATCTGATACATATAGAAAGACATTCCAGGAGGCTGGACTTAAAACTGGTAACGAAACAGTTAATGCCGAAGAATTTTCAATGGCTGTTAATGTGAGAACTATTGAACAGTACACTCCGGCTGAATACTACAGAGATAAAAAGTTGTACAAAGACTTTGATGGTATTGGTAATTATTTTGAAAGGTTTGTATTGCGTCCACTTAGAAACTTACAACATGGAAGTTCAGATAGAGATTATGAGTATTATGTAAGTGAAGAAGGTGATTTTGATGGGCAGACGCAGGACTGATGGAGTATCAGGATATAATGCAGCAGCCGACAAAAGACAAACTCAATTACATACTCATTTTACAAATGATCCCTTTTTAAGCAATCCAACTACTGTGAATAATTTCATAGAGTGGATTACTTTTTTTAGGAGAAATTTACATAGATTTGCAACCGATTATCTTGGAATAAAATTACATTTATATCAAATAATAATATTGTATCTAATGGGTACAAAACATTTCACAACTATCGTAGCGTGTCGTGCTGCTGCGAAATCTTTTATTATCGCCTTATATTCTTGTTGTATATGTATTTTATATCCTAAATCTAAGGTTGTAATATCGTCAGGTTCAAAAGGTCAGAGTAAACTTATAGTTTCTGAAAAGATACAGAAAGAACTAATGGATATGTCTCCTATTTTAAGGAGAGAGATTAAGAAGATTCATGTTGGTCAAGATGAAACGGTTGTATTATTTCATAACAGTAGTTCTATAACCGTAGTATGCGCTCATGATAGATCGAGGGGTTGGCGTTCAACTGTTTTGATTAGAGAAGAGTTTCGTCAAATAAAGAAATTTATTGATGATAGTGTACTCTCCCCTTTTCAAGCTATTAGGCAAACCGGATATTTGCATGATAGTTTTTATGATAAGTATAAAGAACTTGAAGAAGAACCTATAAATATTTATATCAGTTCAAGTTGGTATGACGATGGAACAAATTGGATGTGGGATATTGTTGACCAAACTTATGACGATATGTTAAGCGATGGAGATTCTTGTTTGCTTGCTTTTGATGAATCAGTACCACTGAAACACAAAATTAAAACTCTCAAATATTTTCAAACTGAGAAAAAGAAACAAGACCCAATGACATGGCAACTTGAATTTATGAATACAAGGTTGAAAGAAAATCGTCAAGCATTCTTTACATATAAATTAATAAAAAAGAACCAAAAGTCAAAACAACCTTTCTATCCACGAACTTTAATAGATTTCAAGACAGGTAAGAAAAATCCTTATTCTATACCTAAACAACAAAACGAAATTAGAATTGTATCTTGCGACATGGCTTTTATAACTAATGAAGCAAACGACAATTCTATTTTTTCATGTATAAGATTATTACCTGAAAAGATAACGTATAAACGTGAATCAGGTGATTTAGATATAGACAATGGATATAGGAGAATTATTCCTTATCTTGAACATCATCAAGGTGGAGATACAACAAAGCAAGCTGTTCGTATAAGACAATTATATGAAGATTTTCATGCTGATTATATAGTTCTTGACCTACGCAATGCCGGAATAGCTATATATGACATGCTTGCAAAGGTTATGTATGACGAAGAACGCGGCGTAGAATACTCCCCTCTTTCTTGTATGAATGATGATAATTTAGCAAAGAGGATTCAGATTGAAGGTGCAGAGCCGTGTATATATGCGATTAATGCAAGTCAAAAGTTGAATAGTGAAATCGCTTTAGATTTCAGAAGAGTTTTAAGTGGTGAACGCATAGATTTGTTATGCACTCTCGAAACAGCTTTAGAAGATATACTTCCTAATATTCCTGAATACAATAATTCGTTGGATGGTGATACTCAATCATTTTATGAAACACCATTCCTTGAAACGCAAGCATTTATATCAGAAACTATGGAGTTGGTTTACGAGAAAAAAGAACAAACTGGTGCAATCGTTATACATGAACAAGGAAATAAGCGTAAGGATAGATACACTTCGATTTCTTATGGATCATATTTTGCGTCACAGTTAGAACAAGACTTGCTATCAAATAATGATGAATATGATTATGGTGTGTATATAAATTAAAGAAGGAGGACGAACTTTGAATAATCGCAAAGATAATCATAAACAAAAAAACTATCGTCCTCAGAAAAACAACACTTCTGAAAATAAGACGGTAACGAATGAATTTCATTCGTATAAAAATTCACAGAGTTATTCAATGGCTGTTTATGGCGTTGATATATACAAGGCATATACACCTGAGACATTGATGAATTTAGTTCGTCACCCAATAGAGTATAATGAACAACTCAGAGAGTTATCGTTATTGCTCTATGGCACAAACGGTACATTTACTCATACTGTAGATTATATGGTGGCTATGCCAACTTTAGATAAAGTTATTGTTCCTCATGGAAAAAATAAAAATAAGAAAAAAAAGAATAAAGAATTAATGGATTCCACACTTAGAACTATTAAACACAAAGAGATTATTCGTGACGCTCTTTTCAAAGGAATGGTTGAAGGTGTGGCTTTTTATTATTTCGAGACTTCTAATCGCCCTATTGATAACAAGAAACTTTTAACAGATTACGAAGTTGAAAGTATTACTGAAATCAATGAGGTAAACGCTTTAGGAATAAATGCTGAAATTATCTCTCTTCCGGTTGATTATACACGAATAATTGGGATTAAAAATTCTTCATATGTTTTAGCTTTTAATCTTGATTATTTTGATTTATCTACAGGAGAATCTGTTGAGAGGAAGTTGAAGAAATATCCGCAAGAAATTCGTCAAGCATATGAAAAACGCAAGAATGGCACTTTGCAAGGTGGTAATTGGGTTAAGTTAGATAACACAAAAACTATTGTACATAAAATTCGTTCTAAGCGTAATGAAAAATTTGGCAGACCTTTAGTGTTAGCTGCCATAAACGACATACTTTATAATGATTATTTCATACAGACAAAACGCAATGTTTTGGATGATATTAATAATAAGGTAATATACCAAACATTCCCAGAGGGTAAGGAAAAAGGTAAATCAGCTTTAACCGAAAGACAACAGAAAGATCAACACGATAAAGTCAAAGGCGCAGTAATGACTAAAAATAATCGCGGTGGTGTCTCTTTCTTCTCTGTTGCTGCCGGAACTAAGCTGAATACTATTGATCCATCCAACACAGATATATTTGATGATAAGTATGAATCAAATATATCCGACAGAATTGCTTTGGGATTAGGTATCGCTGGCTCACTCCTTAATGGTGTGGGTAGCGGTAGTTACTCTGCTCAAATGCAAAACCTTGAACTTATTACAGGGCAAGTTTTTCAATGGATTGAGCAGATACAAGAAGAATTAAATAAATGTATTTCTGCCAATATTATCAAAGATAGTGCAAATTGGGTAGAAGTCAAATATTTAAGAATCACGAATGTAAATAAAAAAGATATGGTTTCCAATGCTAAAGATTTGTATCTACAAGGCAAAGGTAGCTTGTCTCTTTGGGCTGCCGCTTGCGGTATCGAACCGGAAGTTTTCTTTGCTCTTCTTGATGAAGAATTAGAAAATTCGGTTGAAACTAAATACCCTGTACATCAGACAAGCTATACACTGTCAAAAAACAATAATAGTAGTGGAAGACCAACAAGTGATAATCCGTCTGATTCAACAATAGTTTCGAGAAATAATAATGGTAATGACTTACCAGCTCCATCAGACGGTTAGTAAATAAAATGATGATTTTAACCACAGAGACTATACATAGTCTCTTTTATATTGACATCACACGAAAGGCGGTGAGAAACGGAGAATGAAAGTTTTTGAGATTTCCAGTAGAAAGACTAGAAATGGCAAAAGGAAATTTAAGCTGATTCTTCATAAAATATATCCCGACTCTTGTGTGGACGAAGTTAATGAGGTTGGCACTGAATACAACCTTAATGGCATAACCTGGATTCGTGAGTTTTGCGAAAATGCTCTTCCTTCAATTAAAGGTATGAGTTTAAGATGTGAATTTTTAGATGAAGATAGAACAGAATTACACGGTCATGGCTACACCGATAAAGCGGATGGCGATCCTATATTTGAAAACGCTGTTCAAGTTGGAACATTCACCAATGGTTACATTGATGAAGTTGAAGATGAGAACGGTGAGATGATTACCGTTTGTATTGGTGAAGGTGAAATTGATGCTTTATGCTACCACAATTTTGTAGAGAAGTTAGACGCTGATATTGCTAACGGCATCTATCCTAATGGTAGCGTTGAGATACTGCATACCGATGATAACGAATCAATTATATACAAATATGGATACAAAAGTCAGGGTCGTATTCCTATGGATTTCATCTATTCCGGTTATGCCCTTCTCGGCATCACTCCGGCTGATTCAAGTGCCAAACTAATTGAACTTAACGAACATAAGGAGGAATTAGTCGAAATGAATGAAGATCAAGTTAAGGCTGTTGTTGAACAGACTATAAATATGATTTCTGAGCATAATTCCGAAATGGAACAATGCAGACAAGAGTGTGCAGACAAAATAGCAGAAGCTAATGCTGCTGTTGAGACTGCAACGAATGAAAAGAATGAAGTAGAAGCAAGCGTGGCTACTCTTCAAGAAGCACTTGACCAAATTAAGGCTGAGTACAAAGAACTTGATGAAAAGTACAACATTCTTTGGGAAGAGAAGAAAGTGCTTGAAAAGGCTCTTGGCGAAGCAAAGGTTAAGGAGAGACTTGCCGCTCTTAATTCTGCCCTTACTGAGTTTTCAGCAGAGCAGCAAGAGTATGCAAAAGAGCAGATTGAAGCGTTCAAAGCTAATCCGCTTGAAAATGAAATAAACACTGTAACAGATGCGATCCTTATTGGTATTGGTAAAAATGCTAAAGCTGTTGCTGATGCACAGGCAGCAGAGCAGAACTCCGCTGATCTCGGTGATATTTTCGAGGAAATTCATGAGCCAGTTTCAGCCGAAACAGATGATAGCATCTTTTAATTTAATAGGAGGAATTAGAAATGATTAAATGCATGACTCTCGGTATGATCGAGGTAGCAAAGAATAATCCGGTAATCACTTCTCAGTCTGACGTTGAACTGTTCGACTTCATTACTGTTGATGGTGTAACTTACCTTATCGCAAACACTCTCGTTGGTGACGATTCTTACAAGAATGAAGCAACTCTTAAAGCTGGTGAGTTCCTTAATGGATATGATCTTGCGGCATGGGTTGACCAGGAACTCGTTGTTGACGAAAAGCACATTGCTTATGCATCAG